CTTCGCTTCCAACGCTCTGCTAATTGTCCTTGATCTATGAAATTTCGGTCTTTCATTATTTTTCCTTATATGTATTAAGTAATACTTAAATGTTCTCTATTTGTTCACTTTATGAAAAAAAAGAAGTAATATCAAGTAGTAAGAGGAAAAAACTCATAATGAATTTTAATAGGAGAAAGCAACATGAGTATTGATAAAGTTACACCAGAAGAGTGGAACAGGGCCAATAGAAAACTCGCAACAGAGCGACAGGTTGGCGGTAATCACTATAAAGGTAGAGCTCAACCAATAGAATATATTATCAAGAACAACATTAATTGGTGTCTTGGGAACAGTATTAAATACATTACCAGGTCTGGTAAAAAGGGTAAAAGAAAAGATCATATTAAAGACCTGCAAAAAGCTATTCATTATATAGAGCTAGAATTGCAGCATATTTATAATGTAGATCCAAACGGCAACCCCTTAACAAGTAAAAATATTGATTGTGAAAAAATAGATTGGGAAATCTTTTTGGATAAGCAATATCTTTTTTACTACCAACAAAACGTAGGTGAGATAATTTTAGATTACGATGAATGGCTAAAAGAAAATGAAGCCGATTTAAAAGAGAGGTATGCAGATGAAGGAAACTTTTAGACAGTATGTTACGAATAAATTTTATGACTGTAACAGAAATAAAGTTAAGTATTACAACGAAGAACCATACGGATCAGTGCTTGAATACTTTAGAGCAAACAAGCACTTTTTAATAAATAAGTTTAAAGCTAAAAAAACTTAGAGTGAAACTTACCCATCCTATTGATGTTATCAATGGTGGTTTCTTCTAATAGGTGAGCATACCTATTTGTAGTTTGGGTTGATTTGTGTCCTAACAAATCGCCCACTTCTTTCAATGTCATCTTCTCAAACGAAATACAATGACTGGCAAAACTATGTCTTAGATCGTGTAGTGTAATGTGATCTAAACCAAACTTTGCTCTAATGTTTTTCCACATACGATAAGGTGTTTTAATCGCAAAGATATATTCATGTCTTTTGCCATTGGTTCTAGGTTGTCGTTCTATAATCTTTTGTGATTGAGCATTGAGATAAATCACACGCTTATCACCTGTTTTGTTTGCGGTCTTATGTTCGTTTAAAACGATCCTATCTCCTTTGAAGTCACTCCATTTAGCATTACCTATTTCAGAAGCAGACCTTGCTCCTGTTAAGATACAAGCCCAAATAAAATCCACTGATGATCTTTTACGATGTATTTCATATCGGCTGTTCAGTTCCTTTATAACCTCTACAAGCTGGTCTTGTGTTAGGTAATTTTCTCTAATACTTTCAGTGTATTTCTTAACCAGGTTGAAAGGATATTTCTCTGTGTACTCAGAAGCCTTTGCTTCATTGAACACCTTTTTGAACACCATTAAAGATTTATTAGCCATGCTTTGTTTATCAATATCATAGAACCAATCTTTAACTTCTTGGTGGGTAATAGTTTTTATATCTCTTGAGCCAAAGACTTTTTTTAAATAGTTGTCGTATATATTTTCAAAAGACTTTCTACTTTTCAGGCCCTTAGTTTTTTCTAAATATTTAAACCATGAGTCAGCGAAAGTTTGCACTGTCATAATTTTATTATTTGATTTACCAAAAGGATCTATACCTTCTAATACCAAGGCATGATGTTTGGCTGCTTTAATTCTGACAGCTTCAATAGGTGTATTGATGTCAGCTAACTTGTTTTGTTTTCTTTTGCCATTGATGATGTAGGCAAAGGTATAACACGATGGATATATAAGTATGTTTGAGTCTTTCTTATCTCTTTCAAATTTCATTTTCTCTCTCTCTGGTTGTGCTGTGGTTGTATTTTGTTATGTTTTACCCGTGAACAAAATAGCAACTTAGCGTATATTTATGATAACAAAATATTGAAAATCAGGTCAAGTTTATGAGAGAAAACTGGGAAATAATGGTGAGCCCTGCAGGATTCGAACCTGCGACCCATTCCTTAAAAGCACTATGATTCAGCACCTTTAAGCCCAGAAATCAGCCAAAAAAAAGACCTCATTTTCTTTGGTTGTTATTAGGTAGTTCAATAAACTAAATGTCGTTTTCTTTCAACGCATTTATAATAGTGATTGATCTTTCTAGGGATTTTCTAGGGTTTACTTCTTTGATGTAGTCTAATTCTTTCTGCCAGGTAGCAGTTAAGTTTCTGTTGGGTTGGAACTCTATTTGGTCATAAGGTAGATAACAGAAAGCAAATATATCTACTTCGTTTTCTGAATATATCTTTTTAGTTTTATGGACCTTCTTCTTAATATCCCACCTAACCAATTCTTTGTTTCTGTGGTGGAAGGTTGACTCAGATGTTTTGACTTGGATCTTGTATGGGATGTCATCTTTCATAACCAAGAAATCGTATCTGGCTGTTGGGTTGGGTTCAAAGATTTCGTCAAAGTATTGGAGTAGGAAGTAGGCAGCTAAGTGTTCACCAGACCGCCCTACTTTATAAGTTGACTTCATTTCATTGTTTAATAAGGAACTTGATTTCTAAGAAATTCTTGAGGTGTTACATCAGGTCTTGTGTCTAAAGAAAACTCAGGCGATGTTGGTGCAACATTATTTTCAGGATTATTTTGAGGATTATCTGGATCAAAAACTTCTGGAAAATTGTTTAATGGATCAAAAACTTCTGGAAAATTGTTTAATATGTATGTTCTAGCAGCTAATTGATTTTTTCTTGTGTCTGCTTTTAACATAATAAGAGCAAACTCAGGATCAAGCATTGCTTTGGTAAGAATCTTTTCAGCAGCAACTCTTGCTCTATCACCTCTTATAACATCACCAATATAATCACTTATATAAAACACTCCTCTACCAGTTACAATACCATAATAAGATGCAAGAATTGTTTTAACTCTAGATGTGTCTTGCTTTAGTGGATTGGTGCTACTTCCAGTAGTTGTTTGTATGTTAATTCTATCTAGTTCTGTAACTCTTTGCCTTACTCTGTTCAAAGCAGCCATTTCAGTTTTATTAAATATACCTTTCAAAACATTCTGCATTCTTTCTTGAGTTAATAGCTTGTTAAGTTTTGCTAGAGAAGCAACATTAATTTCATCACCACTGTTAGTTACTCCTTTTGTGTTTATTATCCTGTTATACAATTCATCTCTAAGTCCAGCTTTTAAACCAAGTTTTGCGGCTTTATCATTTCCAATAATCCTTCTTAAGTCAGTAAGAGCTCTAGTAGGGTTTGGGCTTGATAATATTCTGCTTACAGCATCTTCTGGCAAATAACCTGTAAAATATTTAAAAGCTGATTTACCTGCATTAGCTTCTGTTTGTTTTAAATTTTTATTGGCAATTTTAACAGCTTTAGCAAGACCAGTTGCTTTATCAGCCTTTTCTCTTAATGTGCTTCTAAGAAGAGAAATTTCAGTTTTTAAATCTGGAAACTGATTCAAAATTGAATCGTATTGTTTTATAAATTGTAATATTTGTTGAGGAGCTACCTCACTCTTACCTTTAAAGGCTCTTTGTGCTAACTCGTCAATCATAAATTTCTCAACTTCCTTTTCCATTATTTTAGGGTTTTGTGCATTATTAATAATATTTCTAAGTTGTGTAGCACCCTCTGTAGGGCCTAATAAGAAATTCTGTGCTGTTTGTGTTTCTAGGTTTTTTTTGAATTTAAAATTATCTGCCCATTTGCCACCAAGACCATCTTTAAATTTTGGTGCATAAACATTTTTATAAAAATCATTAGCCTTAACAGCTGCTTCTGCTGCATCAGATGGAACGCTTACAAACCCTTCAGGAGTTATGTTTTGCCCTTGATTAATCTTTCCTAAATTTTCTGTATATTGATCTATTGTTGCTCTAATGTTTTCTAAATTCTTAGCCGCTACTGTTGAATTATTGCTGTATGCATTTTTGATAGCATCACTAACATTTGCTCTTAAACCAATTAAGTCTTTATAAGAAGTTTTATCGCCTTTGTTCTGTGCGACCATACTATTGTCTATTGCTTTAAATATCTTGCTGCCATATTGTTTTACAGCATCAACATCTACTATTTTTATTGGTGCTTTTGGTTTTCTAATAAAATCAGCAGATTCTTTCAAAAGAGTTAGATCAACCTCTAATGTACCTGTTGGATCAATAGCATCATATAAATCTTTTTTCTGTTTATTTAGAACAAGCAATTCGTTTTTTAATTGCTCATCTAAGCCAATAGAAGCTGACTCTTGACTGGCTCTTGTGTAATCGTTGTATCTTGCAATTTGTGAATCTAATTCTTTTTGTGCTGCTTCGTAATTTTTTTCATTTTTTAAAACATTTGATTCTGCTGCTCTTATGTTGGCTAACCTTGCTTTTTCAACTGTGTTTGCTGTGTCAGCAATATCACCAGTTGATGAGCTTATATTTCTTGCTTCATCAGAAATTGCACCAACATTTTCAACTCTTCTGTTAACCAGTTCTGGTTGGCTTGCTACACCTCTTTCTGTAGCAACACCCATTGTATCCAAACTTGAAGTACCAGTAGTTGGTTTGAAACCAGGAATTTCACTTCTATTCACAACAGTTTCTAATTCAGAAGCAGCTTTTTCTGGATCAAGAAATATATTTCCTGGCTTTTGAAAAACTGTTGGAATATCTCTTTGTATGTTTTTTTGAGTTGGTAATTTTGAACCAATAAATCTAAAAGGTGATAAGGCAGTATCAACGACTGGTCCAATGCCCAAAACTTCACTGCCAACTTTAAATCTTTGGTCAACAGGATCGTCTGTTGGTTTTATTGCTGTTGGTCCACCTATTAAATCTCCAAGAGATGTAGTCTCGCCTGGTATTGTAACTGCAAAATCTGAAGCTGCTGAACCTAATAAGCCACTTGCATAATTTGCAAATCTCGGAGCATTTGCAAACTGTGCAGCTTTAAATGCAGCCATGCCAGGAATTGCATATTGAGCTATAGTTGCAGCTGCGTCTGTGCCATATGCTCCGCCCTTAAAAACAGGTATTGTTTTTCTTATAGAATCTGCAATGTCTAATGAACCTTCTGAACCAGGTAAACCAGTTTTTCCATATAAATCAAATGGTAAAGAACCAACCCCTCTAGCAAGGTTGCTGCCTGTTTTAAGAGCTAATTGTGTTCCAGGAGAGGAACTTATACCTGGACCAGGATAATTGCCAAAATTAACAACATTTTGTCCTTGGTCAGTTTTTTGTATGTTTTCTATTCCCAAACCAGCCAATGCTTTATCTTTCCAATTGGGTTTGTATTCAGGTCTTTCTTCTAAACTTAAAGATTTTCTTTCATCTGCAAGTATCTTAATTTTTTCTAAATTCTCTTGAGATGGGCTGCCATCGCCATACAGTAAAACAATAGCTTCATCAATTTTTTCTATTTTTGTTTGATTAGCGTTTGCCATTTTAATATTTTATGTCTAGATCGTTCAATATTTCTTCTACTGTTAGGGTTGGTGCTGGTGTTGTTTGTCGTAGCAATGGATTAGAAAAAGGATTAAATGGTGTAGCTTCTTGTAAAGACCTTAATTGACCAAGCTCAATATTGAAATAATCTTGTTTTTCAGGACCATATAATGTTTTTTGATATTCTAATCTTTTAATTCTATCATTAACAATCTTATTAACTTCACCGCCAAGCCTATTGTAAACGCTTTTTATAACTCCAATTTTTCCTTCTTTACCAACACCACCACTTACAATAATCAGTGCATTTTCATAATCTTTGTCTGACAAACCTCTGCCTTCTTGTCCTCTAGCTGCTGCAAATAGGAAGGCTAAATCTCTAACCTCTGATTCATTTATACTATATTGATTTGCTATGCTTTTTACTTTTTCTGTGTAATCAGTGCCATCAGCAGTTACAAAAGAATTATCTGCAATAGCTTGATTATAAAAAGAATTTGTATCTTTGCTTGCAAATTGTAAAAACCCTTTTGTATTTTCTATAATACTGGTAACAAATTTTGATGTACCACCCACACCAGATAAAGCTGCTTCATCCATTTTTACAAGCTCATTACCGTATCTTTGTAAACTTCCATGTAAGGTGCTTACGGCTTGCCATTTATCTGCAATAGGTTTATTTTCTTCACTAAATGTAGACATTCTATTTGAATCAGCCGCTTGAGTTCCAG